TGCCGGTCACCCTCAGGCAACTGGCGGTAGTGCTCGACCAGGGCGATTTCGTCACCGTTGAAGCTGCTGGATGCTTCAGGCGTTCGACGGCCAGTCACGACATAAAGCACGTCAACACCCTTTTCGGCAGCCGCAGCCAAGAACTCCGCATCGGGGCTGCCTGCACCCTTCTCGTAGTTAATCTGCGTCGTTTTGCCCTTGCCGCCAGCGGCGCCAAGCTCGGTCTGACTGAGCCCAAGGCGCAAGCGTTCTTCCTTCAGCCTTTCGCCGATGGTCATAAAAATTGAACCTCATGCATTGACAGGTTCAATTTCATGAACCAATATCACTGCGCAATCACCCAAAATCACACGAATTTGAACTATGGCTGACACCTACGCCCCTGAGCAAGCCTGCAAAGACGCCCGCGAGCGACTTGAAAGAAAGGGCATTACCGTCCGTGCGTTCGCTGCTCAGCACGAAATTCACGAATCCACCGTCTACGCCGTCCTCAACGGGCAGAAGAAATGCCTGCGCGGCGAAGCCCACCGCGCCGCCGTCCTGCTCGGCATCAAGGAAGGCACGGTCGCACAGTAGTGCGCCCGGCCAAAGGGGGAAACGAGAAGATGAAGCGCCCGATTCTTGATAGCCGCCGCCGTGCCGTGCTGGCCGTGGTTGCCGCCTTTCCAGGGGGCCGCGAATGCGCCGCCACCTGCCTGGGGCTGGATCTCAAGCAGTTCGACAACAAGCTGTACGAGAACCCCGGCCACCGCCCGCTGACGGACGAGCAAGTGCGCCAGCTGGAGAAGGTCGCCGGCACCAGCTACCTGCCCGACTATCTCACCGGCCTCTACAACGGTGTGTACGTTGCCATGCCTGAGCTGGTCGACACGGACAACATCGACCTGCTGGCCCGCGCCATGGGCACCACCGTAAAGCGTGGCAAGGTCGACGCGATGATCCTCAAGGCCCTGGAAGACGGGCAAATCGACGAAGCCGAGCTGGCCAGCATCATCACCGCCCACCGCCAGCACATCGCCGCGCGCCACGCCGAGGTGGGCGCCATCCTCGCCCTGCACAGGAAGCCACAGCCATGACCACCAACAGCGGCGGTTACAAGTGCCTCTGCCCGGCCTGCGGCAGCCGTATGCGCATCCGCAACAGCGAGACGCAAACGCCCACCTTCAAGACCATGTACGCGCAGTGCTGCAACCTGGCGTGCGGCGCCACCTACACTGGCTCGCTCACCTGGGACTACGCCCTCAGCCCCAGCGGGCTGGACAAACCGCGCATCAGCCTGCCCATCGCGCCCTCGGTGCAACGCATGCAGGCGCTGCGCGACAGCCAGCCGAAAACCAACCAGCTCGACCTGCTCGACGCCATGGGGGCCACCGCATGAACGCCGCTCAGCACCTGCCGCACGACTACCGCAGCCAGATGCAGCGCCTGGCGTTGGCCTATGTGATCGACCATCAAGCCGAGCACCTGGGCGACCCGGAGCAGTTGGCAGAGCGCACCACCTGCCACCTGGTGCACCAGTACGACGTGCCGCTGTTCATGGCCCCGCGCCTGGTGGCCCTGGCCATCAGTGAGCTGCCCGGCACTGCCCCGCCGCCAGCCCTTCACCACCTGTAAACGCACCACCAAGCCCCTGCCCGCTTCGCGTGGGTAAGGGGAAGTTGCACCCAAAAGGAGGCCCAGCATGGCCGATGTGACCATCGAAATGACGCTCAGCACGCACCAGGCGCGGGCCTTCCTTCGTTACCAGCTCACCCAATACGAGGTTCTCATGGCCGAGGTCTGGCACTCCGACAAATACCGCACCGTGCCCGAGGGCATGCGTGGCCCGCGCGTGCTGCAGGATTACCCGCACATTGCCGGCTTGCATCGCACCATCCGCGCGCTGCGCAAGCAGCTGCAGGAGGCGCAGGCGTGAAAGCCATGGATAAAGCTGTGCGCCTGGAGGTGCTGAGCCGCCTGGAGCGCAATTACGGCCTGCAGCAGATGAAGGGCACGCCCTACATGCGCAAGGGCACGTGCCCGGCCTGCGGCAAAAAGGAGCTGTATTCGCGCAGCGACGAGCCCTGGTTCATCAAGTGCGGCCGCGAGAGCAAGTGCGGCGAGCAGTGGCACGTCAAAGAGCTGTTCGAGGATCTGTTCGACGACTGGAGCAAGCGCTCGCCCGCCACCGACGCCGAGCCCAACCGCACAGCGGACGACTACCTGAGCTTTGCCCGTGGCTTTGACCTGAGCCTGATCAAGGGCAGCTACACCCAGGAAAACTACTGGGACCGCGACCTGGGCATCGGCTCGGCCACGGTGCGCTTCGCCCTGGAGCAAGGCGGCTATTGGGAGAGGTTGATCGACCGCCCGCACCGCTTCGGCAAGAAGAAAGCGCGCTTCGCCACGGGCAAGTCGCCCAGGGGTTATTGGTGGTGCCCGCCGGGTGTGGATCTGCTGGCGGTGAAGGAGCTGTGGATCGTCGAGGGCATCTTCGATGCCATCGCCCTGCTCCACCACGGCATTGTGGCGGTATCGGCCATGAGTTCGGGTGCCTTCCCGGCGGAATCACTCAAGGCGCTGGCCCACCAGCGTGGCGGCAAGCTGCCGCGCCTGGTGTGGGCGCTGGACAACGAGCCAGGCGCGCACCGCTACACCCGCAAACACGTCGCCATGGCCGCCGCCCTGGGCTACGAGAGCAGCGCCGCGCAGATTCCTCAGCGTGACCGCAAGGTGGATTGGAACGACCTGCACCAGCGCTGGCAGTTCATCGACAACGCCGAGCAACGCATCGAGCAACGCGAGCGCGACCTCAAGGCCGCGCGCTACCACGGCGCCCTGCTGCTGGCCGAAAGCGCCGCCGAGAAAGGCACGCTGATGTACGAATGGCGCGAGCGCCACGAGTTCCACTTCGCCTTCGAGAACCGTATGTACTGGTTCAAGATGGACTTGGAGAAGCTCACCAAAGCTATCCAGAACCTGAAAGAGTCCGACAGCATTGAGGATCGCCAGCTCACCGATAAGCAGCTCCGTGACAAGGCCATGCGCCAGTGCGGCGCCGTGTCGGAAATCGCCAACTGCTACCCGCGCGCGCTGTACTTCCAGCGCAACGAGCTGACGGACGAAAGCTGGTACTACTTCCGTGTGGACTTCCCGCACGACGAACCCACCGTGCGCAACACCTTCACCGGCGCCCAGGTGGCGGCAGCCAGCGAGTTCAAGAAGCGCTTGCTGGGTATGGCCGCCGGCGCGGTGTTCACCGGCAGCGGCGCGCAGCTGGACAAGATCATGCGTGAGCAGCTGTTCGGCCTGAAAACCGTGCAGACGCTGGATTACGTCGGCTACAGCAAGGAGCACGGCTGCTGGGTGTTCGGTGACCTGGCCGTGCGCGGCGGCGTGGTGGAGAAGGTCAACGCCGAGGACTACTTCGAGTTCAAGAAGCTGCGCTTGAAGACGCTGCAGAAGTCCATCCGCATGGAGATCAACGCCGAGGGGCATGACTACCGCACGGACTGGCTCGACTGGCTGTGGCTGTGCTTCGGCGCCCAGGGGCTGATTGCCCTGGTGTACTGGTTTGGCTCGCTGTTCGCCGAGCAGATCCGCGCGGAGTTCCAGAGCTTCCCCTTCCTGGAGGTGACCGGCGAGGCCGGCGCGGGTAAGTCCACGCTGCTGATGTTCCTGTGGAAGCTGCTCGGCCGCCAGGACGAGGAAGGCGACGACCCGCTCAAGATGACCAAGGCCGGCCTGCGTCGCTGGCAGAGCCAAACTTCCGGCATGCCGTTGGTGGTGCTGGAGGCCGACCGCAGTGGCGAGGAAGGCGGGCTGGTTAAGGCCTTCGACTTCGACCAGTTCAAGCCACTGTACAACGGCCGCGGCCTGGGCCTGACGGGCGTAAAGAACGCCAGCACCGACACCAACGCGCCCCCCTTTCGCGCGGCCCTGGTGTTCAGCCAGAACGCCACCGTAGCGGCGTCAGAGGCCATCCTCACGCGCATCATCAAGCTGCACTTCGTGCGGCCGAACGTCACCAGCGCCAGCCGCGCAGCGGCGGACAACCTCAACCACCTGCAGGCGATGGACGTGAGCCACTTCCTGCTGCTGGCCACCAAGGCCGAACAGCAGGTGCTGGAGGTGTTTCGCAAGCAGGTGAAGGAGCACGAAATCACCCTGCGGGCGATCCGCGACATCCGCATCGAGCGAATCATCAAGAACCACGCGCAGCTGCTCGCCCTGCTCGACGCCCTGCGCCTGATTCTGCCCATCACCGACGAGCAGCACCGCGCCACGCAGCAAGAGCTGATCGCCATGGCCGTGGAGCGCCAGGGCGCGGTGAACTCGGACCCAGAAGAAGTGCGCACCTTTTGGGATGTGTACGAGTACCTGGAATCCCTGGGCGACAGCGCGGTGGTCAACCACAGCAAGAAGCCGGACGTCATCGCCATCAACCTCAACGAGTTCGCCGAACGCGCTGCCGAGCACAAACAAAAGCTGGCGGACGTGGCGACCCTGCGCGGCCTGCTCAAGAACAGCCGCTCGCGCCCCTGCATCGACATTAACCGCGCCGTGGATAGCGCCGTGCGCACGGCCTACAACGCCCGCAATCCCCTGGCGCCACGCTGCCCCACGGTGAAGTGCTGGATGTTCAAAGCGTAACCCCAACCCGGCGCGGCAACGCCGGCTCAACCCCGAAGGAGAACCACCATGCATGACAACGAAAGCGCCATCGACAAAGCCCTCACGCTGCTCGGCAGCGCCGTGGCCGTAGTCGCCCTGTTCACCCTCTGCAGCGTTGTGCCGGAGGCACTGCTGGCCATCACTCATTGACCCGACCCAGCCCCGCCGAGCGGCAACTCGGCGGGGCTGCCTGAAGGAGAACCACCATGCAGCTACAACCCCATCACCGCTGGCCGCTGCTCGCCATGGTCGCCGCCCTGGCTGGCGTAACCGCCACCTCTGTGGCCATGGCCATATCCGCGCTGATCGACGCGCCAGTGCTCGCCGGCCTGTTTGCCGCCGCTGCCGTGGTGCTGGATCTGTTCAAGTACGCCGCCTGGCCGCTGGCCCTGATGTTGCTGGCGGCACGCCGCACCCTTGCCGCGCTGCTGATGATGGCCAGCGCCCTCGCCCTGGGCGCCGTTTCCGGCTGGGCCACCTATGACCGGCTTATGTCCTCGATCATCACCAGCCAGGCCGAGCACCAGGCGCAGCACGAACAACGCCAGGCCGACCTGCTGGAGCTGCGCCAGGCCGACGCCACCCGCATCGAGCAGCTCGACGCCGAAGCGGTTGCCGTCCATCACCAGGCCAACGCTCTGCGCGAGCGCGGCATGGTCACCCGCGCCCTGGAGCTGGAAAGCGCCGCCCTCGCCCGCATCGACACCCTGCGCGCCGCCGCTCAGCAACGCCGCGACGCCGCATCGCAGGAACTCACCACCCTGCGCAGCCAACCGGCCAAGGCGGCAGGCCTGCCCCAGGCGCTGGCCACCCTGCTCTGCCTCGGCTTCGCCCTGGCACTGGAAGTTGTGCCGGCGCTGATCCTCAGCGCGCTGCGCCCCGTTACCGAAACAGCAGCAGCAACCGTACCGGCACGCCAGAAACGCACCGAGGAACGCCCCCAGGAACACGCGGAAACCAAGCCGGGAACCGCAACAGGCGCCGATCTACCGCCCGAGCTGCTGCAACTGATCGCCCACACCGAACGCGGCGCCAAGCTAGCCGTCCGGCAGGTAGCACGGGAATTGAGGATGGGCAGCGAGAGAACCACCCGACTGATGCAGCAAGCCACAGAAGCGGGCCTGCTGAGCAAGACAGCCGCCGGATACGTGGCGGCATAAAGAAAGGCCCCGGTGAGCGGCAACTCACCAGGGCCGGACCAACCCCGAAGGAGAACCACCATGCAAGCAGAACCCAAAGAAGTCAGTGTCGATAAGGCTACCACACCGGGCCAGCGCGAACGCTTCGAGGCAGCCTATGCAGCCCATTACAACCAGGTGCGCATTGGCAGCTACACCGCCGAACACATCGCCAGCATGCGCAATGGGGATGGCTACGGAGAACGCGCCTACCTCAATGGCTGGTGGGAGGGCTGGAAGGCGGCGGAAGCTCAGCAAGTGCAACTTGCCCAGGCACTTGACCTGGCTATTCGCTCCCTCGACCAGCTTGTCCCTTACCTGGCCAAGGTGCCGGCTGATGTTGGCTTGCTGAATGAAGCACTGATGGCTGGCCGCAAAGCCCTGCAAGGCGGTGCCGTATGAATACGCTAGCCAACAACGGTAGCCCCCAACTGAGCGAGAAAGTACAGGCCAAGTTGCGCAAGCTTCAGGCACTGGCAGAGCGCGGTGAAGGAGGCGAGAAGGCCAACGCTCAGCGCATGCTGGAAAAGTTGCTCGCGCGTCATGGCCTGTCGCTCGAAGACTTGGCCGAGGAGCGCCGTGAGGTTCGTTGGTTCCCGGCAGTCAACAAGTTCGATAGGCGCCTGGCCGCACAAATCATGGCGAAGATCGGCAACACCAATGACCCAGGCATCTACACCAGTAAGCAGCGCCCGAAGCATGTAGGGGTGGAGACGACGCCAGCAGAAGCCGTCGAGTTCGAGCTCCATTACGACACCCTGCGCAAAGCGCTGGCAGAGCACTTCAACGATGCTTTCTCAGCGTTTGTCCAGGCCAATCGCCTGTTCTCCTCGCTTCCAAACGATGACTTGCCAGAGGAACTGAGCGACCGCGACATGCGCGTAATGGCAATGGCTGGTGCAGTACCCGTGACGCCGATCAATCCCCGCCTGGAGCACACCGAGGAGGTGCCCCATGCGTGAGCGCCCAACCCTGGCCAGCCACCGCCTCGACCTGCCCAGCATCTGCGACATCTGCGGCCGCGCCCGCTCGACCGGCAAGCACGCTAAGTGCAGCCGCACCCGCCAGCAAACCAAGCAGGCCGAGTGGGCGGCATTCATGGCCGAACTGGCCGCCAAACGCCAAGCTAAACAGGAGCGCCGCCGCTATGGCCGTTGAAATCCGCTGCCGCTACACCACCGGTACCTACGTAGCCACCGTCAAAGGCGAGAAGCGCACCGCCAGCAACACCATCAGCGCCAGGCAAGCTGCCGAAGCGATGGCGGTCAAACTCGGCCTCGATCCGGCGCACCTGGTGGAGAAAGAACGAGACCTGATCGACCCTAAAGACCGCATCACCTTCACCCATACCGGAGAGTCGGCGCGGCAAGAAGAACAGATGGAGCACCCGACACGGCCGTGATCCTTGCCCGATGCACGGCCGGCGGGCGTGCGCGGAGTATACCTCCCCACGCCCTGCAGGCCGGCAAGAATAAGCCGCTTCATCTTCTCGGCCCTCACTTGGGCCGAGCTTCATTCAGGCCCATACACTGGGCCTTTCGTTGTGCCGGGGGGCGCAAATGTCAAAGGGTGTAGAGGTACGCGGCAATCGCGTGCGTGTGTATTTCCGTTATCAGGGCGAACTGTGCCGCGAGCCGTTCGATGGAGCCGCTACGCCCGCGAACATCGCCCAGGCCGAACGCTTGGTCGGCGTAATTGAGTACGAAATCAAGGCTGGTACCTTCAACTACGCCCGCCACTTTCCGAACTCGCCGAAGGTCAAAACCAACACCCTCGGCCACTACATGGATCTGTGGCTCGATATCAAACGCAACGAAATGGCACCGTCCGGCTTCCGCACCTACAAGAGCAAGGTAGAGACGCACATCCGGCCACGCTGGGGCGACGAACAAGCCGACGCCATCGATCATCTGCACCTGCAGGAGTGGGTGCACAAGACGCTGATGCCGTCTCTGCATAACCGCACCGTGCGCGAGATCGTCAGCCTGGTGAAGCAGATCTTCACCCTGTACCGGGCGCGCAATCGCTCCGCGCATGACCCAACCGAAGGAATAACCATCCGCCAGCCCGACCCAGACGAGGTCGACCCATTCGACCGTGAGGAAATCGACGCCATCCTCAGCACGCCCACGGACAAGATTCAGGAGCTGCACCTTGCGCAGTTCATGATATGGACGGGGCCGAGGGTGTCGGAGGCCATCGCGCTGGCTTGGGAGGACGTCGACCTCAAGGCCGGTACGGTGAGATTCCGCCGCGGCCAAGTGCGCGGCGTGTACAAGGTGACGAAGAACAGGCGATCCAACCGCGAGGTGCGCCTACTCAAGCCCGCGCTTCAGGCGCTGATGGCCCAGGCCATCCACACCCGGAAGTCGAAACCAGTGGAGGTCGAGATCCTGGATCGAGATAACAAGACCAGGAAGCGGCAGACGTTGCACTTCGTATTCCATTGCAGCAGCACTGGCGCTGCGCACAGCAGTTCGGACACGTTGCTCAAAGGGTTTTGGCGCCCGCACCTGGCAGCGGCCGACGTCCGGTACCGGGGGCCGAACAACTGCCGCCACACCTACGCCAGCCAGTTGCTCACCACCGGCGCCGTCACGCTGCAGTGGCTCAAGGATCAGATGGGCCACACCACCATTGCCATGCTTGAACGCCACTACGGCAAGTACATCAGCAAGGACGGCCCGGACATGATCCCGCTCCTGGAGCACGCGCTAAAGCTCTGAATCCAGGGCCTAGAAACGACAAAAGGCAGCCCTCGCAGGCTGCCTTTTTCGTTCCACTATTCCCAAAGTGTTCCCAAAACGCTCCCATCTGAGAAGCGATCCGGCTAGAACCCCCGGAAATACTGGCTTGTACATGGTGCGGACGGAGAGACTCGAACTCTCACACCTTGCGGCGCCAGAACCTAAATCTGGTGTGTCTACCAATTTCACCACGTCCGCGTGGTTTTGCAGCCTAAAACAAAAACGCCAGGCTTTGGGCCTGGCGCTTTGGAATATGGGGTGGACGATGGGAATCGAACCCACGACACCAGGAGCCACAATCCTGTGCTCTACCAACTGAGCTACGCCCACCATATTGCA